AAAGCAACATACAATGTTCCTGGTGCTGTATAAGCATTACCACCAAATACATGGTCTAATACTTTATCTTCTAAGTAATCACTAAATCCAGCCATATTGTCTCCTAATTATTATTCCAATAATAAATGTTTTTACCAGACTTGCCATAAGTTCTTCTTCTTTGCATTAGAGATCCTTTGCCAAACTCTGCTTTCTCTTGTTCCATTCTCATCTCTTCTAATGCCTTTTCAAATTGTGCTGTAAATAACGGCACTCTTTCATCTTCCATTAGATAGATAGAAGCATGTTTTAAAGCACCATATAGATAAGCATCTGGATATCCTGTGGATATAAAGTTCGTTGTATTAGAACTGCTTAAAGCATCTATAGTGCCATAGTATGTTAATTGTAGCGTATAACTTGTGTCAGGGGTAGGTGCTAACTCTAATGAATTATCTACAATTGCATAATAAATTGGTTGACCAGTTACATTGTTATTAGCTTTTCTATATACATCTAATGATTCTAAAGACTGTTGAAACAATGGTCTGAAGTCGTTTGATGTTATTTCTACATTAATAGCTTCTAACCAATCAGTTGGTAAGCTCATGTATTGAGCGTCTGCTGTAGCAGTTGCACGCTTTACCATGTCTTTGTTTCTTAATCTTCTGTTAAATTCTGATTCTGTTGCGTCTATGAAAAAATCTAGCTGGTCTGTTAAATCTGACCTGTTTAAGAAATTTGCAATATTAGTTTTTAATTCATCGTATGTCATACTTTACCTTTCCATGTTCTAAATGGTTTGTTATCTGAATGGTTTAGCCATTTCTTCCATTGCGCAGAATCTTGCGCCCATCCTTCTCGGACTGCTCTTTGATATACTACCATAGGTATTTCTGCCACATGGCGTAAATCTTTACCAGGTGTATATTCAGATAGATTTTTTACATAATCTAAAGTTGGCTGTATGTTCTGTTGTGTGTGATACACAACCTTCTCATCTTCTGTTGCGAATACAGACTTAAAACCTTTCTTATGATCTATTAGTGTTGTCTTTGCCATGTGTAGATTTTAGCACAAAAAAAAGGGATGCCGAAACATCCCTTTAAGCTAATTGACTAAACTTATGATTCGTTTAAGTCAGCAACGATTCCGTGTGCAGCTTCGTTAGATACTTCTAAACCATACTCACATACAATCATTTTTGTCTCAGCATCGCCTATTGTAGCAATATCAACAGTTTTAAAGTCTCTTAAGAAAGATACTTTAGCAAACTCTGGATCTACTAATAGTAATGATGCTTCTCTTGATCTGTTTGATGGAACGATTTTTAGTTCACCAAAGTCAGAAGAGTATACAGATACTGAAGCTTCTACAGTAGTTGCATCGATCATTTGTCTAGCTTGAGTTCTACCAGTAAAAGTAGAAATTACTTGCTTGTTGTGTGGACCACATATAGCCATTGAAGGTTCAGCTCCGTTACCAAACATAGTTTGTAGAACGCCTTTTAATAAAGCTTCTGTCAAGTCTCTGTCTGTTCCGTCAACTGGAGCAGCACCACCACCAGCACCTGAACCACCAGAGCCTCTGGATACGTTAGATGTTAGCCATGATTCAAAACCACCAGTTACCCTAGCTGTTGTAGCGTCACCAGTTGTTTTAGCACCGTTTTGACATAAAGCTTCTTCCATGTCTCTTTTCAATGCTTTAGCCATAATAGCTAATTGATGAGCCATTTCTGATCTTTTGCCAGCTGGGTCTGAAGCGTCTTGAGAACCAGTTACAGTTGCATCTCTTTTTGAGATCATTGCAACGTTACTTACTCTAGTTGTCGCTGTAGCAGTAGATCTTGATAGTTCAAAACCTTCTAGCTGTCCAGCAGCACTTGGAGTAGGTAAGACTTCTGTCTGCCAATCAAACACTACGTTTTTAATATTTCTTTTTCCGATTGATGACATAAACGGAGTTTGCATTGGAGAGATGTTGTAAATAATATTACTTAAATCTTCTCTGTCAGCTGTTGCCGAATATGTGTCAAATGCGTTAGTTACCTTTGCCATTTTTATATTCCTTTATAAAATTAAATTAATTGTTCAAAAACTTTAGCTGCGTCTTGGACTTTTCCAGACTTAGCTAACCTTTGTTTTGCTTTCTTCACAGGCGCTGCCGTTTTTGGTCGGTTAGTAGTTCCAGGTCTAGCCACTCTTGCTGGTGCTTTTTGTGTTGGTTTTTTCTTTGTGGCTTCAACTGTTTTAGAGTTTAACCAAGCATTTCTTAAACCAAGCAAAGCACGATAATCATAAACCTGTTGTATTTCTTCTGGAGTGTACTCCAAAAAATTTACAGCATATTCGCTTATAGCAGCTTTTTCTTTGGCGGCAACCTCAGGGTTTTGCCATTCTGGGATTATTTCAAGAAGTTTTTGATTACCATATTCAACAAACTGTTGAAGTTGTTGTTGCTGTTTAACCATTGCTTCTTGTTGAAGCCTTTGTTGTTCAGCACTTACAGCGGTAAGCTTTTCTTTCTTTTCATCCCAAAGCTGTTTTTCGCGAACATACCCAACAGGATCATCTTCGTACAAAGTGTTCCAGTCTGGTTCGTTAGCCAGTTCGCCCTTTAACTGGGCTTCCATCTTCGGTAACAACTGCGAATAAATCGCATCTCTTTGCGCTAACTCTGCTTGCTGCTGCTCAATAGTCTTACGCTGTTGAGAGAGTTCTTGTGTTTTACGCGTATAATCTTGCTGACGAGAATATCCATTGACGAGTTCCTCTTGCGTGACTTCTACCTCTTGGCCATCTACTTTTACAGTAAATGTTTGAAGTTGCGGAGCTTCCTCTTCAACATCTGTTTGTTCTTCATCCAGTTCTTCTTCATAGTCATCTTCTAATTCATCTGCAATTTCTTGATCAATTTCTTCATCAACAAATTCAGAATCATCTTCGATAACTTCTTCTTGTGTTACTTCTTCTGTTTCTGTGACTGCATCTTCAACCTTATCCTCTTCAGGGGTTAAGAAACTTTCAAACATCGAAGTAGTAACTTCCTTATCAGTTTGTAAAGCAGTCGGTTTATCCGTTATTGCCATAATAAATACTCCTTATGTATTTAAGAGTATTTTAGCTTAATAATGTGTAAAAAGGGAAGGTTTAACCAATATTTCTAATTTTGTTTATATTGGACTGTGTAAGCTTACCTTTCTCAGCAATGATACGCAGATGTCTTTCAACCTCTGGTAATAGTAATAATGACCTGTGGATATCTTCTCTAGAAGTAACATCATCAATTTCTCTTGAGTTCAACCAATGTGTTATATATTCGTTTTTAAGATTTTCTACTGCTTCTTTAAAAACTTCTGAGGTTAATATTTGTTCTGCTTGTGCAGCTTTAACTACTTCTTCGTGTGATACTGACATTAAAATAATCCCATTGGTCTTTGTTGATTTATAGAAAATCTGCCGCCAGTTGGACCTTTTTGCATGTCTACCAATCCTTGTTCTAAATCTGCCAATCTTGAGTCATAGCCAGATAAGTCTGGTGCTTTATAAACTGGCATATCAATACTAGCTATAGCTCTATTAATATCTTCTTGCGTTACAAAATTGGAGACATCTGGAACTTCTGGTCTGGGTATATCAATACCTTCTCTGGCTATACTTAAAAAATCTTCTCTCGATGGTATTGATGGGATATCTTCTTGTCTTGCAAACTGTGAAAAATCAGGAAGATTTAAATTTTGTTTTATATTTTCTATTGAAAATTCTCTACCTGTAGGTATTTGTGGTAAATCCTCTTTAGTAACAAACTGTGATAAGTCTGGTGTTTCATATTTAGGAAGTCCAAATAAATTAGTAAAATCTATTCCTGAGTCTGCTATTTGTTTACTTATAGCACTTATATCTATGTCATTTATATCGCCAAAAGTAGGTAATGGTATTTGACCACCATATATATTGCTTGATGGTGGCATTATATCTCTTAATGGTGGCATCCTTTTTTTATCAAAAGCATCATCAAATATTGTTACGCTTCTTTCTGATGGCGGTACAAGAATGCCAGGTTCCATACCATCTTTAAAATAAATTCCTGTAGATGGAGGAGGTGGAGTTGGAGTTTCTCCCAACATAGCATTTAAGTCTGCTTGTGTATAACCCATTGGTTGTTCTGGAGAATAACTTACTCCTGGTGCAATGACTTGAGACATCGGCATACCGCCAGCTATAGAACGTGCATAGTCAAAACCAGAACGATATGTTGGGTCTGTTAAAGGCATGATGTTTGTTCCAAAAGATTGGCCAACATTGGTTGCTCCTCCTAAATTTCTACCAATGCTTCTTAGTCCACTTAAAAAATCATTTGTCATAGTTCCTTCTATACCATATAAAGATCCATCATAGGTTTTTTGTTGATTGTCTGAAAATGATTGTTCTGATGATGATTTTTTTTCTGCCATATTAACCTGTTATTAATTTGTCCATTTTTTCGTCTAGCTTGTCTAAACGGTCTATAACTCTGTCTATACTGATTGTTAATTCAACCTTAGTTACATAATCTTTTGCAACTTCTTCACGAGTCTTATTGAGTAGTATATCAACTCTTTTTAATTCTGTCGCGTTGGTTCTTATGCTATGAACTATAGGAGCAAAGATTAAAGTAATGATTATGTTCCAATACATCATTGGGTCCATGCTAATA